AAAGGGCGTCCGGGTTTTGTCCATCGCTGATGCCCGTAGCCATGACCCACTCCCGGGCCAGCTCGGTCTCCGGCTTCACAGGCTCAGGGTCCGGCTTGGGCTCAGGCGCTATGTACGTCACGCCCGCGCCTATACACACGCCGCGGGCTATGGCCTCGCCGAGCTCCGTGGTGTGCTCGATTATCCACGCGGCGAGGTCTGCGCGGTCGTGGAATTCGCACTCGATATATACCGCCGTCGCCGTGGTATAGCCGAGCTCGTACAGACCGGAGTTCACGCGCACGCCATAGTCTGTCGTGCCGGGACTTATAGCCTGAACCTCGTCATAGATGGGCTTGGCATATTGCATTTGTTTCGCCGTGCCGCCGTGGACAAACACAACGGTGCCCGCGCCGCCTCCGGCGTTGGTGTGGATAGGGATGTGAAGGTCCGCGCCCCATGCGTTGCTCTCGGATACGTTATCCTTGTACCCCTGCCCCTCTGGGGCCTTCCGCACCGCAAAGCCGCAGCGCTCCAGCGCGGACTTGGCCGCTTCAGCTATCCGATTGCACTGCACCTGCTCGTTCGTGTCCCCCGCCGCGTAGTTATTCGCAGGCTGTGCAGAGGGGGATAGGTAAATTTTCATGCCAGCGGTATCCTCCTTGTCGTCGTCCGTGTCGTCTCCGCCCGTGCCGCCGTCATCCGCGAACCACAGCAGCAGGAAGCTGTACAGGTCGCGCTCGTCGCCGCGCTGATAGGTCGTGCCATCATAGCACTGAGAGCTGCCCGAGCCGTCGAGCACCATACCATCCACGATGCCGAGGCTCTGCATCCGCTCGACTATGCCGTCGAGCGTATAATTGGTGGTTGTGACTTCGACCGTCCACTTGCCTTTGGCGTCCACTCCGAACCATGTGCGAAGCGTGGGCACTTTGACGTTGGGCTTCTGCTTCTTGATTACGTCATCCCGCTTCTTCCCGCCGACGAGCAGGGGTAGGGTAGAGAGATAGTTGTCGTTGCTCATGTCAGTTACCATCACGGGAATAGTGGACCTCATCGTGATAATCGGCCCGGTGTCCCAGCCAAAGCCCCAGTCCATCCACTCCTCAGTAGATAGCACGGTGCCGTTGACTTTGTAATTGCCGCAGGGGGTAACGGGCTTTGTGTTGTACCAGTGCCCATTCGTGACTATGAGCTTGCCGGGGTATTTGCCTTTGTGCGCCTCATAGACGGCCTTGACGTTGGTGTAGGGGTATGAGTGGTCGTCGTAGATTTCGGCGCGGAGTAGTGTGCCTGTGTGTAGCATGGTGTCACCTCGCTAATCTTGTGCAGTAATAGTGCCATCGCCGTTTACATAAACAGCGCCAGCGCCGAACGTTCCAAAGAGGATTTCGACATCGCCTGTTTCATACAGTGCACCGTTTCGCCCGAAGCTCACAGCAGCAATTGTCCCGACTGCTATAGTCAAAGTACCAGAACTATCTAGACTTACTACTTCTAACTGGGGGCTAAGTGCATAGACACGCAGCCCTCCACCAAACGAAACGTTATCTGTAAAAGTAACAGTTGCTCCGTCAAATGTTCCCCCGCCCGAGTGCGTCCCTTGCACCCCGAAGATACTCACGCCCTCGGCTATGTTCTCCGGCACGAGGTTGGCGTCGCCGGAGACAACCACGTCGCCCGTGGTATAGCGCCCGGACGCTACGGCGGTCTGCGCCGTGGTGCCGGGGGTCACGGTCTTCGCCCCCTGCGTCGTGAGCTGCTGAGTGGCTGATTTCGTGCCGCCGGGCACATATCCCTTTTCCTGCTCAGTCTTGGCCGTGATAAGCCCGCCCGCGCTCACTTCGATCATCGGCGTGGCGACTTCGACCCGCGGGCTGTTGCCGTCATTTGGATTTGCTATCATGGCTGCACCTCATTATTTTCAGATTATTTTGGAGCCGCTCGTTTCCCGGCTCCAGCTCCACGGCCTTTTCCGCCGCCGCCACAGCATCCTCCCACTGGCCGAGCTGCCAGCTTGATATCGCCATGAGGTCGAAGGGCCCCGCGCCCCAGGCCTCTGGCTCGGTCATATAGTTGTTGTCCCGCGTGCCGATATGCAGCAATCGCATGGCCCAGTAACGGCACCGCGCCCAGTCCTCGCGCCGGTAGTACAGCAGCGAGAGCGCATACGGCGCCTCGCGCTGGCCCGGGGCCTCGTCCGCCGCGCGCTCGAGCCAGTGTACGGCGCTCTGCCAGTCGCCCAGTGCGTCGCAGCAGCGGGCGATGTAGCGCATGCTCGCCGCCCGCTCGGCCTTCCACGTCGCCGTGGGCATCGCCAGATGCCGCATGAGCGTCTCTATGGCCGCGCCCCACATTTGATGGAACATATACTCCCGCCCGAGGTAGTGCATGTTGCGGTCGTCGCCCGGGTCCTCGGCAACGGAAAGCTCAAGCAATGGGAGATACTGCCCGCGGCTCTTGCTGCTGTCCGGCCAGTGCTCCACGCGCAGCGCGGGGACGGTGATGCAGCTCTCCGGCCGCTCCGGCGTCAGCACCTCGTGTACGGGGTGCGTCCACCGATAGCCGTGCCGGGCGTGGATCTTGTCCGCGAAGAACACTACGCCGTCTCCCCCGTCGCGCGTGTGGCTCCAAACGTAGGTATACCGCGCCCGCGTAGTGCCGGGCGTCCAGGCCGCCTCCAGCGCCTCGCGCCAGCCGGGGCAGAGCACCTCGTCGAGGTCGAGGCAGATGCATATGTCCGTGTCCTCCGGCAGCAGGGCGAGCGAGGCATTGCGCGCCGCATCAAAGCGCCAGGGCTCGATAGTCTGCTCGTACACGTCGGCCCCCAGCGCCCGCAGCCGCTCCGGCGTCCCGTCCGTGCTGCCCGTATCGAGCACATACACGCCGTCAGCCTCGGTGCAGGAGGACATGAAGCGTTCGGCAAATTGTGCCTCGTTTCTGCAAATGGCGTAGATGATGACGTTCATGTAGTTACCTCAAATGTGTTCGTTACAGTTTTCGCGCGGAGTAGTGTGCCTGTATAGAGAATAGTGTCGCCTTTTAATTAATACGAAATTGAAAAATCATCCGTTACATATAGCAAAGAAGCTACTGTTGTGTAGTTCATTGTGAATTCAAAGAGATACTCTATGCCGCCTGTTAGTCTAAGCTCTGTTTCGCCAAAATCACTTATTACTACAAATGAGTTTTTTAGAATATCCCATGTAGTATTTACTTCTTGGGGAGTCCAAAGTCGCTTGTAACCGCTCGGAGTACAAATAAAATGCGCCCGATTAGCATATTGGAATGCAAACGTCCCTTTTACAGTCTCTAGTACATTTGCTGAACCGGATACTCCAAATATACTCTTGCCATTTACGATGTTTTCAGGTTTCAAATTAGCGTCTCCTGCGACTTGCACAGCACCAGTTGTATATCTGCCAGAAGCAACAGCGGTTTGCGTCGAGGTACTGGGGGTTACAGTCTTTGCGCCCTGCGTCGTGAGCTGTTGCGTGGCGCTCATTGTGCCGTCTGCGACGATGCCGCCGACCTGCACAGCTGTGGCGGTGATAAGCCCTCCGGAGGACACAGAGATTGACGGCGTAGCCTGTTCCACCTCGGGCACCGTGCCGGTGACTACGCTGCCATCCGGGGCGATGAGGCTTTTGCCGCTTCTGAGGTCGATTGCCGTACCTGGGTGCTCAAGCGTCGGAAGCTGCTTTCGGACTGGGTTGTTTATCATGCCGCACCGCCTTCCGGCTCGCGGTCTATGCAAAGGCTATATAATTCCTGGTAAAGGAGCCTGGCACGCTGCTGGCACCAATTGTTAAAGTTCTCTCGTCTGTGAAATATACTTCCGGTGATAGCCCTGATGTGCTCATTCCGGGCAGCAGAAGGAATGTCAGTTTGCAGCTGGATGGGGCGCCTGAAATTGCTGGATCGTTGTAGTCGCCTACCAAAACTACTGATGCCGGCTGAGCAAATGTGATTTTTGTCCCCGCTTCCCCCTTTATCTGCCCACTGGCAACAACTCCGCTCCTTGCAGAGCCTGGGTTCACTATCACGTCCGGCACCTCCTTTGTGCAAGGTGCCGGTAAAGGGAGCTAGACGCCCCCCCCCC